CTCGGATTGGCACCCCCAACAGCAATGTTGGCGCTGCTTCTCGTCTTGTTGCTCCTCGGGAGCGTAACGTACATGGTGTGCCGCACGCACATCACATTCGTGATCATATGTATCATCCCGATCACGGGTGTGGCCTTAACGGCCGCTTCCACGCTAATCGCGTGGAAATATGTCTCAGCGGAGAGTCCAGCCTTTATGGCGGCGCAGAAAGATAAGTTCATCGGCGCTTTCACTTCTCACGTTGTCGGGGCAAACGCAATGTCCTCGGCAGCCCGCAACTTTCGTTGGGACTACACGTACACGGAGAACACCACCACCAAGGCCCACCACGGCCATTCTATGCTCGCCGACAACCGGCGCGAGACGGAGAACAACATGAACCGCCTCGCCCAGTTGCTTGCAGTCGCGGCCGTCGGTCGCGACGATGCTGAGCCGCTGTGGGATGCCACCAACAATGTGTCGGCCGCGCGTTTCGACGTCCAGAGCTCGGGTAACCGGGCTCGGTCGCCGGGAACGTGGTCGATGTACTCGGAGGGCGACTTTTTGCAGTCGCCCCGCAATGACGAGCCCAACCCCGTGTTCAGTGTGAGCACTTTTGTCGACGTGATTGATCACGACGGCGAAGGCGTTCATTTCACCAAGCACGCGGGCAGGCCCCTCATGATGTACCGCCGCATTCCAAACTCTCTCGCCGGAAAGACGACGGAGAGTCGGTGGTACACAAATGAGTCGGGCACGTTCACGGAGATCGTCCACCAGGGAGCCAAGTATACTACTGGCTTGTGGACATTCGAGGACGTGGTTCGCATCACCGAGCACCCTACGGCACGTGGCCTATGGTCATTGCTTCTCCCCCGTACGACGTACTACAAGACCCACACCATCATCCCCCACTCCAAGGACCCTACCCGTCAGCTGCAGATTCTCATCCCCCACGCCACCACATCAATTCCTCCAGCCATCTTGCGCCTTATGGGTGCTTGCGGCTACATCGACCGCGCTTCGCCCCCCATCCGAGAAAACTTCGCGGTGGAGCACGGTTCGTTTATGATGGCTCAATACGACCGCGTCAATTCTACGGTCGTTTCTCTGCAGTGGATCGGTGACACCAGCGGGTCATCCGTGGAGCTACCCGTCACTACCTGGCTCAACCTTAACGCTGCCAAGGACCGGCCCTATTTCACCGTTTCCAACGTGAAGGGCTGGATCCAGTCTCGGGCTGACGAGGACCGCGCGTTCGACTTGTCGCAAGATCAGATGGAGCTGCTTGCCATCGCCATTTTGGCGAAGGCTCAGCCCCGTGCGTATCGCGTGTCAACCTTGTTCGGACGCCGTGCATTCGCCAGCTACCACGTGGCCGACACCCCCCTCAAAGTCTCCGGCGAGCACGCCATGCCACCCATTACGGGCGGCTCGGTGCGCGCGATCTTGGACGAGGCTGCGGGCGAGGCCGCGTACGAGTCGCGTGTGGTTGCTTTCGAGAATAACGTGGTTCCCCCTGAATATTACACCAAGTTCGCCAGCGAGTTCGTCGAGCGCTTCGTCAGCCCTTTCAAGGGCCGGCTGGCCCCGATGGAGATCGCCGAGGTGAAGGAGGCTCAGGATGGCAAGTTGCAGCGCGTGCGCAACACGCGCTGGGACAATGAGACGTTTGACGTCCCCGACGATGCCACCATGAAGGGAACTCTGAAGAAGGAAACCATCGGAGAGAACAAGACGCCGCGCTGGACCATGACAATGCCAACAAGCTTGTCCGTCCTTTGCGGGGCTTTCTCCAAGGCCTTCACGCGTGCTTTCTACGGAGCTGACCACATCGCCCACTTCTGGAGCCCAGGCCAGAACAAGTCCCAGACGGGAGCGCAAATCGGCAGGCTTTACTCCTCCTTCCCTCGCCACGAGAAGCGGGGCACGGACTACTCAGGCTGGGACATGTCTCAGTCGGAGTGGATCGACGAGTACGTGACTCGTCCGTGCTTCGTTCTCCCTTTCCAGGCGCGCTACTCCATCGCCGCCACTCGCTATGCGAAGGTTAAGCACGACGCAAATGTGGAGCTGCGCGTGCGCAACGAGGAGAGCAAGGGCCAAATCGCCAGATTCATCGCGAAGGGGCGCCGCATCACCGGCGCGGATGATACGACCAACAGCAACACCATAGCCAACGCGTTCGCGGACTACTGCGCGCTTCGCCTTGAGGAGATTGAGCCCGACGACGCTTTCGCGATGATCGGGCCCAAGTACGGCGACGATTCCATCACGATCGCCGACCCCAAGAGCGCAGAGCAGGTGGCCAAGGACCTCGGCTTCCGCATGAAGTGGGAGCGGTGCGACCTGGGCGACGAGTTCTGCGAGGCGATCCGCTTCCTGGGCCGCGTTTACCCAAAGCCCGCCGAGACGCCGCTATCTTTCCCCGACCCCGAGAAGTTCATTCGCAACTGGACGCTCGTGGCCGCGGGTAAGCCAGACGCCATGTACCACAAATGGGTCGGCTGGATGGTGTCGGACGGCGACGCTCCGGGGCTTATCGGCAATGTGTTGGCCACCACGGCCCGCGTCCTGCGCTTCCGGATGCCGGCCAAGCTGAGTGTGTGGCTCAGCAAGAACAAGAATGTTGTTCACAAGGATGAGAGGCGCCGCATTGCCGAGGGTAGCACGAGCTACGACGGCCTGCCCGCCGACGCGGTAGGACTCGCTATGCAGAAGGCACTGCGCACAGTTATCTCCGAGGAGCAGTACGCCCAGCTCGAGCAGAAGCTCGCGCAGGCCAGCACCCCGGAGCACATGCGATCTGTGTATATCGAGACGTGCCCCAGCTCCGGAGAGGAGGGCCGGGGCCAGAAGGCGATCTTCGCCTGATGCCGCGTAGACCTCGCCGAGGTCGGTAAATATACGGCCGTCTTGGTTCAAGACGTTAAACTAGATCGAGTGTGTGACCGCGCAAGTGCCCGCGGTGGCGAAAAGTATATTTGTATCATTCGTCGAAATAACGAAATCATGCCTCCTAAGAAGAAAACAAACCGCCTGGCGCGTGTGGCGCGCGGGGTTGCGAGTGCGATTGGCCGAATTCAAGGCCCGCCCCGTATCCCGCGCTCCCTCGTGGCCATGGCTCCGCAGGCGATCGCGGCATCTAAGCGCTTTTCTGGAATGGTTAACACGAACAACATGCGTGCGATGGCTAACTCAGTCATCGATAACGCGTCTGTTAAGTACTTGAACCTTCTTCGTGACCCGTGCGGCGGAGACCTCGTGCCGGCCCCTTACCCGGGGGCCGGCTCGGGTATTCTCTTCCGTACACGCCAGATTAAAGAGCTTTGCTCCACTGCCACGCCCATAGCCCCAAAGGACTTCCTCATCGAGGTCCAGCCTAGCGGCGCCATTGCTGGCTCCAGCGCTACGGCTTTCGTGCTAGCACTATCTGGCGCGGCGGGAGCTAACCTACCCGGCAGTGCCCCGACTAATGCTCTTGACTATCCCTCAATCCTCGCTAACGGCGTGTTTCAGGCCTTCCGGCCTGTGGCAGGCTGTGTCGAGTTGATGTACATGGGTACGGAGCTCAATCGGGGCGGTTCCATCTTCTCCTCTCTTATAGAGGCCCCCTCACTCAGCATGTCTGCTGGTACACCTGTCGTTCCTATTTCTAACTGGTCCAGCTCGGAGAATCGGTGCGCGCGCCTCGGCGACGAGGCGCATCGCATCCGGTTTGCTCCGGGTGTTAATGATCAGTTATGGACGCAGATGACCGGCGGCGTAGCTACCGGGCAATCTTGCCCTTTCGGTAATATACTCCAAATGTCTGGCCTTGGCATCACCGGGCCGGTTCAGATTACCGTTACTTTCGTGTGGGAAGTCGTGATCCTCGGCGCAGGCGGCACCGGAGTTGGTGCCGCCTCTTCGGGCCTTGTGAACAGCATCCAGACGCCCGCCCCAAGCAAGCCTATGAACGTTATCCTGTCAGGCCTTGGTCGCCTTGCCCACTGGGCGACCGCCGCCGAAACAGCGATAGGCATTGCCGGGCGAGTGGCTGCGATGGCTGCATGAGCCCCACTTTCTCGTCTTACAACAACGCACACACCTGGCTTAGGCCCCCCAAAAT